AAGTCAAAGAACGTCTACGACCCTGACCAGAACTACATGGAAGCCGCACTCAAGAGAGTGATGGCACAGCAGCAGATGGCTGAGTTGGTGGTGCAGATCAGGGAGTGTATGGTGTACCAGAGTCCTCCTGAGATGGGCGCACTGTACTCAGAGGTATTTGCAATGAGGGAAACAATACAAGAGGAGCAAACTCAGGCAAGGTTAAAGCAAGAAGCAGTAAAACGGCGGGAATTATGGCAACGCAAACAGGAAGAAAGAAACTTCCAGCTAAAACTAGCGTACCTAGCAGCGACTACTATATTCCTCCTCTACCTGTGGGCGTGGTTACTGTTCGTAAGTCAGTGGAGGAAGACATAATGGCTTGGATCGCAATGTGTTTGCTCATAGGGCTGCTACTCCCGTTGATGGGGTTTCTTTATCTTGACATCTTAGAAGCCAAGAATGAGGTCAAGTCTGAGGTAGAGAAGGTCGAGAAAATGCGGCAAAAGATTGAGCAAAAAGAAAGGGAGAAAAGCAAATGAACATCTACTGTATTTGGGGCTTGTCAATCCTGTTAGTGCTGTTGACGGGCTGTGAAGACCGATTTCGCTATAGTTGCCAAGACCCTAAGAACTGGGAAAATGCTGAGTGCAAGCCCCCTATTTGCACAGCTACAGGCACTTGCCCTGAAATGTTAGTCAAACCTGAACAGGAGAAAAAGTAATGCCAACAATAGTGATGAACAAAAATAGTCGTATGACTGCTGACGATATTGAAGCTAGGGTATGGGCGTTTGTGATTGTTTGTTTGATGCTGATTTTGCTTGGATCGGTAGCCATGTTCCTCTATGCTTTGACCTACGTCACTCAGCCTATGGCTGGTATGGCTCCCATTGACAAGGTGTATACACAACAGATTTCCACCATTATGGTGTTTATCACGGGTGTTTTGGGTGGTGTTGCTGGCAGGTCTGGTGTTAAAGCAATAGCAACTGCTACAGCAAAGGCAGAGGCTGTTGACAATGATGAACCCCCAAAGCCATGAGTCTGTTTAACCCTTGGGTAATTTTAGGCATCCTTTTGGCGGTAGCGAGTTCATTTGGCACTGGTTATCTCAAGGGAACAAATGACGAGAATAATCGTCAAAAACTTGAGATTGCTGCGCTTAATGAGGACGCAAGGCAAAAGGAGCAAGTCCTTATTACTGCTGTTCAGAACCAATCTTTAAAACTCCAAAAGGCAAATCAAAATGCTAAACTTTTACAGCAAAAGCGCAATAGTGATATTGACAGTGGCGCTCTCAAGTTGCGGATCGCTGTCAAAGCCTCCGGTTGCCCCGTACAAGCCTCCTCAGATGCCCCCGTTACCAGCGGAGATAACTCAGGAAGTGCATCAGCCGAACTTGACGGAGAGACTTCTAAAGCTCTTATCGCCATCACCGATGAAGGAGATGCCGCCATCAGAAAACTTGCAACCTGTGTCTCCCTCTACAACGAAGCCCTCCAAACCTTGAAAGTCAAACCATGAACTTATCTGCCAACTTCACCCTGAAAGAACTGACAAAGTCCGACACTGCCACTCGTTTGGGTCTGGACAACACGCCTGATGAAGCAACCATTGAGAACCTCAAAGCATTGTGTGAGAACGTCCTACAGCCTGTTAGAGAGCATTTCGGCAAGTCTGTTACCGTGAACTCAGGTTATCGCTCTCCAGAGTCTAATGCGGCTGTTGGTGGCTCTAAAACATCAGACCATTGCAAGGGTCAGGCTGCTGACATTGAGATAGCTGGCATTGCTAATGCTGACCTCGCACAGTGGATCATGGACAACCTTGATTACACTCAATTGATTCTAGAGTTTTACACACAGGGTATACCCGATAGTGGATGGGTTCATGTGTCGTATGACCCCAACAACCTGAAGAATCAAGAGTTGACTGCTGTCAAGGTTGCGGGGAAGACTCAGTATTTGAATGGTTTACACGCCTAATCGTCAAGGAAGTGGAGGAAGACCCATATTCCAAGTATGAGGACTCCTCCACCAATTGACAAAAGGAAAAGCAGGGACAGGACATTTGCAATCATCTTGGTTCTCCGATCATGTGTTTAGTGTTAAACAAGTCCTTGTGTTCAGGGTATTTTGCTTTCCAGAGTCTTGCATAAAAAGCAATGTAATCGTTACTAATCTTGAAGTCTGAACCAGTAGTGACTATGGTGACTTCCCACCTAATTCTGTTGATTATCAGCCAATGACTGACCTTTGTTCGCCCCATTCTTACGGCTTCTAAGGCAAACATTTCAAAGTATTCCCAAACATGGGGATTCTCTTTATGCCAATTCCACCATATCTGCTTGCGTTCTAAAAAACTTAAAGTCATATCAACTCCTATCAAAGTTAGTGGGTACTCACTTACGCTTTCCCCATTAAGTTACATCAAAAAGGCAAATCAGAATCCATGTCATCAAAACCAGATTTAGGCTTGGCCTTAGCTGGCTGTTCTGCTTGTTCTTCTCTGGGTTTCTTGGGGCTGACTGCTAACCCCATGAACTTGCCGTTCTTACCCTCTTTAATCCATGCTGACAGCCAGAAGTCCTGACCATCAACACGAATGTTCCCTTTATAGTCAGGATGATTGTCTTTTTCTTTCTTGTCGTTCTTAAACAATACACCTGAGTTATCACGCTGTTCCATATTTACACCTTGATTTCATTTAGTTTTTTAACCTTGTCATCCACTTCAGCCAAGAAGCGGATAACCTCACTTTCGAGTTCTGCAATATAAATATCATTGCGCTCGATCCTTTTGACAAACAGTTGTAAGTGCGCTGGCATTCGTGGGTCGAAACTCACAAAGTCGCACCAACTTCTGTTTGCACAAACCATTTGCCACTGCATCTGGTCGTAATACTTCTTTGCTGGCTCGTCACCCAAAAGGGTTTCAATGTGTGTGGCAGTGTTAGGACACTTGATCTCCAAGCATCCATCATCACCCACAAGGCCATCAGGAGAGGCAGCAGACAGTGCAATCCTTGGATGGTCAATAGCACCTACCTGATCGACCATATTGCCTGTTTTAGCCTCGTATGCGGCACGAGCAAATTCCTCGTTTTCGATGCCCCACTCCATAGCTGCATTGCTGTAGGACTCTGCCACTTGGTTAGTCATGCGCTCGACTACCAACTGTGCCATGTAGTTTGCTCTGCTTGTGCTGTAGCCTGTCTTTGTCTTGGCAACAATGTCAGAGATACGAGAAGCAGTGGCTTTGCCACAACGCTGTGCAAACCATTCTGGTGAACCTTGTTCAATATCACTCATGCTTCCCTCGCTTTCATCATTGCGTCTGCCATGATGTATGCGTCTGTAACCAATTCTTCTGCGCCCAACTTGGGAGAAAGTACACGGGCTTCTTCGCACCAATGAGAAGAAATCAATCCTTGCATAGCCTTTGCCGCAAAGTAGTCCCGCAAGGTCATGCCACCAGTAACTTCATACACAGGAAAAGCATATTCTTTGTTAGGATTTGTCATGCTGCTTCCTTTTCTAATTTATAGATTTTGTTTATTTTTCCACCAGCATTAGAACTAACAACAGTTGAATTTACCCAAATATTTCCCGTTGACAAATGTCTTATATGCCCTCTACGCAAGTGTTCTCTTGGTGATCTATGAGTCCCGCCGACAGCAGCATAGTTGTTATTAGTTCGATTGATAGTCAACACAGAATATTCATCAAACAGTAAAGCACCCCTTTTCGCTGCGGTTTTATTTGGTTTACGAACAGGTAATTTTTCTATTTGTACATTCTTACAGCTTAGTGCTTCAATCAATGCTAAAACTGCGCCTATCTCGTCATTTAAATCCATAGCCGCAAATTTTTCCCAATCATCACCAAGTCTCTGTTTTGCTATATCACCAATATCATAATAACTAACACCAATAAAATTATTGTTAATACTTTTTATGATTGGTTTTTTTGATACCAATGGGTTTGGCAAAACATTATTGTCTGATGATTTTAATGTTATCAAAGCGGCATACGGCATAAATACCCAATAAGTAGTTGGCGTTTTATATTGAACCATTGTGCAAACAGTAATGAAATTAGTTTCTTGTGTAGCAAAAACAATGCGGTTTGGGGCAGAAACTGCCGCATCACCAATTTGTTCTTCCACTAATCCTCCACCCAAGCCATGACAACTATATTCAATCACAATTTCAGGAAAAGGCAAATTAAGAATATCTGGCAAGGCTTTGAAATCTGTATCAAAAATTCTGCCTCCATTTGGCAAAATAAACTTTTGTGCTTTTACAGCTTTGTCAAACACTGAATTTGTTAGGCTTGTGAAAACTGCATTTTTGTAAAGTGGGATACGTTCTTTAAGTTCAGGGATTGCTTTTCTTAAAAAATTCATTTCAATGCTCCTTTACGCTTATCTTTTGCATCAATTACTTTCTTTTGCCAGCCCTTATCAACACCGCAAGCAGTGTAAGCAGTTGAGTAAGCATCTTTCAGTTCCTCAAGGGTTGAAGCAGCATCAATAGCTGCCAAATGGTCAATCATCACGTTTACATCAATGTCTGAACCCTCACCTTGAGGCAAATCATCTCCAGCATAGATGTACATTCCAAGTCCATGTAAAGCCAATGCCTTGGTCATGCAGCGCATGATGGCAGTGTTGACTGCAAACGCATCAGGATTGAGGATTGCTTTGTTGCGGAAGTCCATCACAGGTAGTTGGCAAGTCATTGGCTTGCGGAACATTGTGACTGTTACGAACACCATTGCAGTGCCGTTTATATCCATGAAACACTTGTCACCAAACATTTCAACTTTGAAAGTGGCATCTTCATCAGCTTTGAGTGCTTCAGCCCACGCCCACGCCCATGAAAGATATGTCAAACCACCTTTTTTTTCAGTGTGTTCATTCACATTTGTTGACAACAATTTGTTAATTGCTTCTTTTCTGTCAACCAGAACACCTATCTCAAACGCCTTTTCTTTAATCATTTTCACTCCTGTTTTATTGAACTCTACGAATTTGTTTAACAACTTCTTCTTTCTTACTCTCTTTAACTCCTTTCTTTTCAAACTTCTTCCACGTTGCTGACACATCGGTCAGGGCTGAGTTCACATACCCAAATTCAGGGTCGGTGATTAGTTTGGATGGCATAACCACCCGTTGTACCTTTGGCTGTTGCTTGACTCTCTTAGCCGCCTTTTGCCGCAATTTCTGACGCTCGTTGATGCTGAGTGTCGGTATCCAAATCTCGAAATAAGATAAAAAACGAATCATCGCAGCATGGACTTTTCGGGCTATGCGGTTTAACACAAAATGCACAGTAGTATTCATTTAAATGTTCCTCAATAATACGATCAAGGTTTAGCTTAGTCTTCATTGTTGACCTCGCCTTTGGAGTAAGGGTTGATTTTAACTTTTACCTTGCATTCTTCCAAGGCTTCCTGTTGGCGTTCAATACGATAACAACGCCATAGGTTTAGTTCTTCTTCCTCGTCTACCCAAGGGGTCAGAGGCAAGTCATTAGCGACCTGTGCAAGACGCTGTGCTTTTAATTCAACTCTGGCTCGCACCATGTCAGCAACATCAGACCAAGCATTAGACTGTATTGCTTCTACTATAGCTTGGCTATCGCATATCGCATCTGCAACATCTTCTGAACTCATGTCTTGCAGTGCCATCCAAGCATCTCGTTTCAAATCAATCATCATTTACTCCTGTTTAAAACCTATCAATGTGTGTATTCTGTCAGACACTATCATAATTGCTATAGGGAATTTCCCTATTTCTTCATTCCTTGAACGTAAACACACAGACTGTCTAGCGTATCTTTGCCAAACCCCTGCATCTTCTGAATTTCAACAGTGACTTCATCAATCACTCCATTGCGTAGCTGGTCATAGAACTCCTGTTGGGTCTTGGCTCGCCTTTGCATTTCTTCCTCAAACGCTTTCTTCACCCTGTTCATGCTTGCAACATGGTCATATGCTTCGTCCTCTGGTGTTGGTTTGTTGAAGTTACTCATCGTCGTAACTCTCCTCTAAAGTCTT